GAAAGAGTTCTTGGGCTTCAAGATCTTCTCAACGTCTGCTGTTGCTGGCGGTAAAAACTTTGCCTACCACAGCTCTGCTGTTGGTCTGGGTGTAGGTTCAGACGTTCAGACTGAAGTAAACTATGTGCCACAGAAAGTTGCACATTTGGTTACTGCTCACATGAGCATGGGCGCTGTTGCCATTGATGACAACGGCATCTACGAAGTCCTGGACAACAACTAGGTCTTGTTGGGGGAGGGGTAATACCTTCCCCCACTTTCCTAGCGGAGATAAGTATGACATCTACAGTAGCTAATAGTGGTATCGACGTTTGCTCTCGCGCCCTGATTCTCATTGGTGCTGACCCCATAACATCTTTCGACGACCCAAGCACAGAAGCTTTGGTCGCTGTTAATATGTACGAAGATGTAGCACAAGCTGCGTTAACAAGTATGCGTTGGCGTTTTGCTACAGACCAGTCCCAGCTTTCTCGTTTGGTTGAAGCACCTACTGCTCGTTATGATGCGGCTTATCAGGCTCCTGCCGATATGCTTATGATGAACGCTTTAACTATTAACGACATGAATGTAGAGTATACAATTTATGGCGATAAGATTTTTTGCAACGTCTCTCCTCAAGATAAGTTAGTTGCCGATTACATTTACCGCGCACGAGAAGAGGACTGGCCTTCTTACTTTACCATTGCTGTGGAGTACACAATGGCTTCTGTATTCGCTGGCTCTATTGCGCGAAACGAAACGCTTGTTAGTATTATGGATCAAAAGGCTGCTACTGCCATGGCTAAAGCTCGCAGCCTGGATAGCCAACAGAACACTACACGCAAACTAACCACATCGAGGTTCCTCACTGAAAGGCTTTCATAGTGGCAAAGATTAAGATTCCGCTTCATAGCTTTCAGTATGGAGAGTTAAGCCCTTCCTTTACATCCCGCCTTGATGCACAGGTGTATCAGGCTGGCGCACAAAAGATGCGCAACTTTGTTTTAATTAACGAGGGTGGTGCAAAGAAGCGCCCTGGAACAAAACGTCTCTATGAGTTTTCTAATACAGTAACCCCATCTAATGCGCTTGAAATAAGAGCGGAGCCATTTATCTTTTCTGATGATGAGGAATATATTTTTGCTTTCAGTAATAACAAACTGGATGTATTTTTCATTAACCCGCTTACTGGTGCAGCCACATACTCAACTACATTAAGCGGCTCAACGGACTGCCCTTGGACAACAAGCATCTTGAAAGAGATTACGCTTGCCTCTTCTGGTGATGTTACGATTATTTGCCACACATCTTTTCAACCTAAAGTTATTCGCAGGACTGGCTTGGATGTATTTGTATCTGAAGATTTTGTGTTTGAAGATAATGGTAACGATGGTTCTCCAACCCAACCATATTATACGTTTCAACAAGCTGGTGTAACCCTTACCCCTGCCGCGACTACTGGCACTGGTATCCTTGTTACCGCTAGTTCTGCTTATTTTACAAGCGATCATGTCGGGACATATTTGTTAATTGGTAGTACGCCCTGTGAGATTGTTACTTATGTTAGTGCCACTCAAGTAAACGTAGATATTACGGGTACAATTTTGCGGCGTTTGCTTCCAGATTCTATTGAAGTTTTTGCTGGTGCTGCAGATATTCAAGTAACAATGGCTGCTCATGGTATGTCAGTTGGAGACAGCTTTGTAATTAGTCGCGTTGGTTCTCTTGGTGGCCTAAACACAAACCATACAGAGGGTACTAAAACAGTAACTCGTGTTATTGATTTGAATACCTTTGAGTACAGTGCTGGTCAGACAGCCAGCGCATCTGCAATCGGTGGTGGTTCTGTAGAAGTTTCAACGAGCGCAGCCACCCCAGAATGGTATGAACAGTCTTACTCTGTTCTTCGCGGCTATCCTGGAGCCGTAACATTCCATGAGGGGCGCTTGTGGTTTGCTGGTACAGTTGCACAACCTGGACACATTTGGGCTTCTCGCTCTGCTAACTTCTTTAACTTTGATGTAGGCACTGGTGCAGATGATGACGCAATCGACCTAAACTCTAACTTTGGTGAGTTCTCTCAGATTCGCCACTTGGTTGTAAACCGTGACCTGCAAGTATTCTCTGCTAGTTCAGAGTCTTTTGTTCCAGCCTTTACCGATCGTCCAGTTACCCCTGCAACAGCCATAGTAAAGCGTCAGACGCCTTTCGGTTGTTCTTTTATGCGCCCACAGTCTTTTGATGGTGCAACGCTTTATACGCAGGCTTCTGGCAAGATGCTAGGCTCTTATGTCTACAGTGAGGTCGAGCAAGCTTACAATACATCTAATGTATCTGTTACAGCCACCCATCTGATGCGCAATCCAGTGCAGGCAGCGAGCATTAAAGGTGGCTTTGATCGCTCTGAATCTTATTGTTTTCTTATTAATGATGATAGCACACTTTCTGTGTTCTACTCTGCTCGGGATGAAGGTCGTGCTGGCTGGATGCTTTGGGATAGTCCAGGGAAGTTTCATAGCATCTGTGTTGTAGACCGCCGAGTATTTTGTATTTCAGCTAGGGACAGTGGGGATGGCACAGATAGATATTATCTTGAAGAGTTTCGTGAAGATATGCCTATGGACTTCTGTAATAGTTTTAGTGGAACAGCAGGTGTATTTGATTTAAGCTCTCACTTTAGCGATGGTGCGGTTGTGAAGGTAGTTAGCGGCACAGACTATATTGGTGAGTTTACTGTTGCTTCTGGAGAGATTGATGTGTCAGCAGTAAAAGAAATTACTCAAGCATATATTGGCTATCAGTTTGTTCCTATTTTACAGACAATGCCTATTGATGCATTGACATCTGGCGGCCCCTTAACTGCGGGACCTCGTAAGATTGATATGGTTACTCTTGATTTACAGGATACTTTATCTGTTGCTGTGAATGGCAAAGATATGATTATCCGTTCTGTTATCGATGACTTCTCTCTTGATCGTGAACGTTTTACTGGCAGGAAAGAGTTTAGGTTAATCGGTTATTCGCGTGACCCATCGGTTACAATTACACAGTCAGTCCCGTTTGATTTACAGGTTAACGGCATGGTTATTGAGGTGACATTCTAATGGCAGCTTGGCAAATAGTAGCAGCAGTAGCTTTAGGTAGTGCCCAGGCAGGTGCTCAAAAAGCAGCAGGTGCAGCAGCATATCGAGAGTCTTTGCGTCAGGCGGCGGAGATTCGCAAGCAACGATTTGGTATTCAAGAGTTGACAGTGCAACAGCACTTGCAAAGAATGGAGCAGTTCAAAGACTTGCAAAGTACAAACAATGCTTATGCTGCTTTTATGGGTCGCTCAGATCGCAGTATCGCAGCTTTGCGTAGTGAGGAGCGTAGACGCTATGGTCAGGACATTAGTCGCCTTCAAGAGCAAGAGCGACGAGATCTTGAAAAAGTTGAGGCAGAAGCTCAAGCAGAAGTGGGGCGTGGTAAAGTTGCTAAAAAAGCAGCCAGTCAAGCAGCAACCGCAACAATGCTTGGAACCCTTGGCTCTGCTGCTTTAATGACATACAGCCCTAAACCCAGCCCTACAACCCAATAGGATTAAACAATGGCTATTGAAATCAAAAGAACGCCAGCTGGCGCTGGTTATTTAAACCGCCCTATCGGCGTAACAAATATCAAGACTGGCTCTGAACGAATTGCTTTAGCGCAAGCTGATGTTTACAAAACAGCCAGTAACATTGCGTTTCAATTTGCTGATGCCACTCAAAAAGCGGAGGCAGAAAAAGCCGGTATTGAAGTTTTAGTTACCGATGAGAATGGTGTTAAAGGTTATCAGCCTATTTCTGGTTTTGGTCGCTCGAATGAGATTGCAAATAATATTTATAATAAGCGTTACTCTAATGCGCTACAGAGAGATGTTGAAAAGTTTGCAAACCAACTTCATTTAGACGGTTTAACACCAGAGGAATTTTCTGAGTTATACAATGGCTATGTGGGAGATACCTTAAAAAATATCTCTGAATCTGGTGGCGACGAATTTGTTGCTCTTTATGGCGATGCTTTGTATCGCATAGGGGATGGTCATCTTAATAAAATTATTTCTGATCGCATCGATGCAGCAGAAACCCAGGCCACATCAGACTATTTAGAAAACCTTCAAGGCACTCTTGCTTCCCTTAATAATTTAAGAGGTGATGCTAGAGAGATTGCTTATAAATCTGCTCTTGATGACTTAAATGAAAATGGAACTGAAGCATATAACCTTAAGCCAGTAGCGCAACAAAGCATAAGAAACAGACTTGCTGATAACTATGTAAATGGAATTTTTAATGAAGAAGGAAGAAATGCTCCCCTTACTTCACTACTTGCTATTCAAGACCCTGCCAACTGGGATTCTGAAAAGCTGCAAAAAATATTTCCTCAGACAATTAAGCAGCTCAAATTATTTGATGACGATCGGTTAAACGCATTTAATAATAGAGTTTCAACTCTCTTTACTGACAGAAAAGCTCTTTCTGAGTTAGATGCAACCACAGATTTTGTTAGGCAAAACTATCAAAGCGGCAAAACCAACGGTAGCGATAAAAAAGTACGAGCAGCAGTAGACGTTAATCTAGGTTATGAGTCTGAGCAAGATGCTTTGATGCCTTCTGTTCAACAGGCTGCGGTTGAAAATAACGCTGCTCATCCTGGTGAGTATTTGCAAACTATAGCGGAGCGTGCGGTTGATGCAGGTCTTTACAATGTTGGCGATATTGTTCCATTGATGTCTCGACTAGCAAATATTGATGCGGCTCAAACTGTGTCAGGACGCACTATTAGCCAGTATTTTGGTGGTGGCACAAAAGGCAGAAACATTGAAGCGCTCTACAATTACCTTTCTGGCGTAGGACGTGGCGGTTCTGAAAAAATGATTGATGCTTACACTCGACGTGCAAGTGTTGATCGAGAAACCCTTATACAGACAATGATTACTAATTCAGAGTATCCAGTTAAAGTTGGAGAAACGCCTAGCCCGACTCAAATTGCTCGGCATTACTTAGATAGCAGCTCAGAATTTGAAGATGTTCCGCTTGCTGCTCGTGAAGATATGTTAGCCCAAGCTGAATACTTGTTAGGATTTCCTGATAGCGGTAATGTTTCGAAAGCTCTTTATAAGTTTGGTGTAGAGGATTATGTTCCTTCTGTTTTCTATGAACCTTCCCGTGTAAATTCAGATTTCTCTATGTATGGCTATCGTCCTGAGTCATATCTTTCACCGCAAGGTGCAGAAAACCTCAAGCAAGATTTAGATTCTTACTCTCAGGACGGGGAGAGTTTGTTCTTAAAACCTATTCTTTCTAGCGGAATAAGTGCAAAGTATATAGCTTATTCCGTAGACAAGAAGGGCGGTCAAGTTCCAAAGGTAGATGGAAACGGAAACCCTATAGTTTTCGATACCCAACGATACCGAATTGCAAACGAAGTCATCCAAAATTCTCGTAACGAACAGTTAAGGTTTATGAGAGCGCAAGCGCTTTCAAAAGAAACCACAAGCAAAAGATTGGCTAAACTTCTTATGCAGTATCAAATTCTTGATTAGGAGTCTTAAATGGTAAGACCAGTTGTTACGCCATCGTTTATATATAATCCTGCTCGTGATTTTACATCTGGTAAGTCAACTGGCTTTGCAGACACATTTGTTGCAACAGTTAAACGGGATTTTGTTCCCATTATGGACGCGACTATGGAGTCGTATTTATTTAGCAGCGAAAAGGTTGACCCGAACTTTAACTTTTCAGCAGCAGTAAGTGCTGACCCGTTTCTGGATCATTATGCAACTCATTTGGCTCATGCAAAAAACCAAGAGCATTTTGACTTTCTTGCTAACTCTCTTAAAGAAAACCAGCAGCGCAGAGATCAATTAGAAAACGCTGGCTTCTTTACTAGCTTGGGTGCTGAAATTCTCAGTCCTGTAAACTTACTGTTTGCATTTCCTGCTGTTGGCATTGCTGCTCGCGCATCTACAGGCCTTGCTCGTATAGCTCAGTCTGGTGCGGCTGGGTTTAAGGCAGGGCTTTACAGTGGTGTTGCTATTGAAGCTATGCGCTATCCATTTGATCAGCTTGAAACAGGCACAGAGGCTGCATTAAACATCGGCGGCAGCGCAGTCTTTGGCGGTATTCTTGGGGCTGGTGTTCCTGCTGCTGTTCAGCTCGGCATTAAATCTGTTCCAGCTCTTCGTAACAGAGTCCCAGCACTTATGGAAAAAGCAGAGTCAGATTTGAAAGTGCATGATATGCGCGGTTCTAATGTGTATGATACGCAAATTAAAGATGTCGATGATGTTGACACACCAAACCTGCGTATTGTTGAAGAGTCTCGTATTGATCCAGACGGCGAGCCAATTTCAGAAGTTGTCGTATATGTTAATAATAAAAAAATTGTGGAAGAATATGAGTCTGGTTCATTTGCCGATCCACTTGTTTCTGGTGGTAGGGGGCTTCCTCGCACAGCTTTTGAAAGCCAAGAGCAATATGTAGATTTTTTATACAACAAACAAAACATTTTGGACGCAGAAACAAATGGCCTTGATGCAGGCGAGGCTGCTGAATTATTG